CCACCTTGTCCATGGTCAGTTCGCCGCCGAGACGTACCGTACGCTCCGGGTCAGACCCGGTACGGACGATGCTCTCGACATCCTGCACCATGTTCCAAGCGGAAGAGTGGCTGATCTTCCGGTCAGGGTAGTCACCCTCCGGAGTGAGCGCAATCTCACGCACGACGCGGTGATTGGTGCCCAGTTTGGAAGTCGCCACCCAAAAGGCGCTCAACTCTTCCGCGGATACACGTGCAGTGAAGTCTGCAAACTTCACGAGTGGGGTAGTACGTGGCATCGGTTTTCCTTTCTTGGACATCCTACGTTTCGGGATTCTTGCGTCGGGTATCGCACCCGACCGCTCAATCGACCTGATCCCGCTCTCCTATTATCCTCCCCGGTAGTTGTGTTGGGGTAGTGACCAGGTTGAGGGGAGGTTGAGTACCGTGACGGTTCAGAGGTTGTGCAGGGAGCTCCCTCGTAACTGACATCCGGGGTAGACGCCTCACTCACTTGGAAGGCCGCCCCGGAAGTGTCCGAGACTGACAGGTGGCCGGGGATGCCACGTGTCCTAGATTGACAGAGGGAAGGTCACGACGGGGGGCGGCGCCTGCCACGTGCCAGCCACGGTCACGTGTCCGCCACCGACCGTTGACCAGGGCCGTCGGGTGGCGCCGACCGTCACGTGACGGCCACTGACCGTTGGCGGGCCGTGCCACGATGGCGGCGGGGCCGGCCGGGCCTACGTGGGCCCATCCCCTCGCGCCTCAAACCACGATCCCGGTCAGGAGATCACGCGCCCCTTTCCCCTGCCAGTCCTCGATGAGTTCCCGCCTCGGGATCACCTCGGCACGCCCCGCGGCAACGGGGACGAAGGGGTCAGCCAGAGGAGGGGGCACCCGAGTGGGTGGGGAGTCTGAGGGGAGGGCGCTCTACACGGACGAACGATTGGCGACGACCAAAGATAGTCCGTCGCCGAGGGGTATACCGAACCGTCATAGCGGTCACTTTCCGTCCCAATAATGTGGTTTCACGAACCCCCTCTGTCCATGAAACAAAACACCATCCACGGCGGGAGTATCATGCGCCACGGGGAGCGTAGCGAGGGCCCCGCCAAGCGATGACCGAAGAATGGGAAGGGGCGGGTCGGCGGGTGGAGGCGCACCTGGCCCTGATCGAACGGGAGGTGGACGGCCTCCGGGAACTGCTGTCCCAGATGGGCTTCCCCATCAGGAGGCAACGGATCAGGATCACGGCCACCAACGGCAAGGCGGCGCAGGCGTTGGCGTTCCTCCAGCACATGTACCCCTACGTGGCCACACCCAAGGCGGTGGCGGCGCAGCTCTCGGTCACCTCCACGTACGCCTACGACCTGTTGAGTTCGTTGGTGGCGGAGGGCCTCGCGGAGAAGGTCAGGCGTGGGGCCTACAAGGCGACGGGCCCAGGAGAATTGGTCAGACGTGGGGCCTACAAAGAGGACGATCGTGCCGCCGATGTCATGGAAGAATAGGATCGTCGGGCAAGAGGACGTTGATCCCGAGGACTGCTTAGCCAACCCCCAGAATTGGCGAATCCATAGCCAGTTCCAACAGCAGGCCCTCGGGGCCGTGCTGGACGAGGTGGGGTGGGTGGCCCCGGTGATCGTCAACCAGACCACCGGCCACGTCGTGGACGGCCACCTGCGGGTGTCGATGGCCATCTCCCGCGGCGAGAAGACGGTGCCGGTGCAGTACGTCCAACTCTCCCCCGAGGAGGAGCGCCTGGTGCTGGCCACCTACGATCCCCTCTCGGCGCTGGCCCTGGCCGACGCCGATCTGCTCCAGGGCCTCGTCGGCGATGTCGCCCCCTACGTCGCCGACGAGGCCCTCAAGAAGATGTTGGCCGAACTCCAAAAGCAGTCCGTCGTCGGACTGGACGGCCTCACCGACATCATCACCGGGGAAGAGCCAGGAAGCGCCCCGGAACCGTCCTTGGACGAGCTAGGGGCGCAGGAACTGGACGCCAAGCACAAGGACTTGTTGGCCACGCCCCCGGACGAACTGGAGAAGCTGCGGGCCAGGTGGGGGGTGGAGCCGGGGCAGGAGTGGGCCATCCCCTCGGGGTCGCTCCCCGGCACGGAGCACCGCTTGAGCGTCGGGGACGCCCGTGAGACGGTGTACGAGGCCAGTCTGGTCGTCACCAGCCCGCCGTATGGCGTGGAGCAGTCCTACGAGGAAAAAGGCGACCGAGGCGGCACGGATTGGGAGCGCCTGATCTCCACGGTCTTCCAGCGGTGGGCCGGGAGCGTGCCGTCGTTCGCCGTCAACCTGGCCGACGTGATCGTGTCCTCCGAGCCCGGCCGGGAGAAGCACACCTACGGCGTCTTGGTGCGAGCGGCCCAGGCCGCGCAGGCTCCGCTGGTCGCCACCAGGATCTGGCAGAAAGACCCCACCTGGGCCGGGACGTACCCCTACTGGCTGAACAGCTACAAGCCGGTCAGCGAGTTCGAGTACGTCGGCTTCTTCGCCAATCTCGACCGCTACCCCTTCAAGAAAGTGGCCGACCGGGTGCCCGAGACGGAGGACTGGCGCTTCCGGGGGGTGTGGCAGGTACGCAGCGTGGCCAGCCAGAACGAGCGCACGGGCAAGCACCCCGCGGCGTTCCCCGTGGAAATCCCCCGCCGTTGCATCCTCCTGTGGAGCGACCCCGGCCAGATCGTGGCCGATCCCTTCCTCGGCTCCGGGACGACCATGGTGGCCGCCGAGGCCCTCGGCCGCCGCTGCGTCGGCGTGGAGAAGGAGCCCAAGTTCGTCGCCCTGACCTTGGAGCGCATGACCAAGCTCGGCCTGTCCCCCAGGAGGATCGGGCTTTAGCCCGGTAAAAGGATCGTCTGATGCCTATCCGTCAGAGGACGAAGGAGGAGTGGGCCCCGTACCAGCAACGGCACCGGGAGAAGCTGCGCCAAGTCCTGTCGATGCCCGCGGCCGAGCCGCTCAAGAGCGAGCCGTGGCTGCGCTGGCCGCAGGAGACGGCCACCCAGTACGAGGCGTTCTGCCTCTACCGGGACATGACCCCCAAGCTCCGCACCATGTCGCGGGTGGCCTACGTCCGGCGCCACGGCGAGCCCCCTGAGGGCCTGTCGGCCACCTTCGTCAACCGCAAAGCCAACCCGGAGGGCGCCCTCTCCTCTTGGGCCACCCGCTACTGCTGGCGGGAGCGGGTGGAGGCGTTCGACCGGGCCGGGGAGCGCAGGCGCCTGGAGGAGATGCACCGGGGCACGATGGAGGCGTACCGGGAGATGGGGGAACGCCACGCCAGGGAGGCCGTGGCCTTGCAGGCCAAGGCCGTCGCCCGGCTCCAGCAACTCGATCCCGGCGAACTGTCCGCCTCCGAGGTGCGCCAGTTCATCATCGCGGCCGCCACGCTGGAGCGCATGAGCCGCGGGGCCTCCTTGCAGGACATGGCCCAAGCCCAGAAGGAGGCCGTCACCGAGGGTCGAACCCAGGTCACGGCCCAGATCGAGTACGTAGACGACTGGCGCGGCGACCGGGCCCGTCTGGATCGTCTCCGGCAGCAGAATTCCTTCTACGGCAGCGGCCAGGGCCTCTTGCCGGAGGATCTACGGGATGCAAACACGACTGGCCGGGGCCTTACCCCCGTCCGTGCGAACGGCCAGACGGCCGACCGAGAGTGGCTCGACGGACAGCTCGCCGACGGCGAAGATCCGCTACCGGTTCCCGAAGCCCCACGACGGCCAGATTCAGGTACTCCAGGGCCGTAAGCGGTTCACCTGGCTCTCGGCCGGACGACGCTGGCGCAAGACCACCCTGGCCGTGGCCCTGGCGGGGGAGGCCGCCATCGCGGGTGATCCCATCCTGTGGGGCGCCCCCACCTTCGGCCAGTGCGAGATCGGCTGGCGGGAGATGCAGCGGGCCTGCGGCGGCGGGGCCCACTTCGCTCGGAACCGGATGGAGGTCACCTTCCCCTCGGGGGGCACGGTGGTGTTCCGCTCCCTGGACGACCCGGACAACGCCAGGGGCCTCACGGCCTTCGGGGTGGTCTTGGACGAGGCCCCGCTGATTCAGCAGCGGGCCTGGTACGAGGTCATCCGGCCCATCATCTCCGACACCGACGGGTGGGCCATGCTAATGGGCACCCCCAAGGGCAAGAACTACTTCTGGCGGGAGTTCATGGCCGCCCAGAGCGGGGATCGGGCCGAGAGCGCCGCCTACCAAGCCCCGACCCTCGGGGTGCGCCGCACGCCCCTCGGCGGTCTGGAACGGGCCCCGCACCCCTTGGAGAACCCCCACTTCTCCTTCCAGGAGGCCCTGTTGCTCTACGACACGATGACGGAGAAGACGTTCGACCAGGAGTTCCTGGCGGCCTTCGTGGAGGACTCCGGCGGCGTGTTCCGGCGGGTGACTGAGGCCCCAGTGGCCCGGCTGCAAGAGCGGGGCGAGATGGGCCACCGCTACGTCATCGGCGTGGACTGGGGCAAGTACAACGACTTCACGGCCATCATCGTGATCGACGCCACCGATCCCAGGCTCTTGGAGGTCTGCGCCATCGACCGCTTCAACCAGATCGACTACACCTTGCAGATGGGGCGCCTGTCCCGGATGGTGGAGCGGTTCCAGCCCGGCCTCATCGTGGCCGAGCGCAACGCCGCCGGGGAGCCGCTGATCGAGGTGATGCAGCGCATGGGGATGCCGGTGTGGCCCTTCGTCACCGGCAACGCGACCAAGGCCCTGGCCATCGACGCTCTGAGTCTGGCCCTAGAACGTGGTCAGATCGCCCTGCCGAATCACACCGCCCTCATTAACGAGCTTCTGGCGTATGATGCGGAAAAATTACCCTCCGGGATGATGCGCTACGGCGCCCCGGAGGGGATGCACGACGACACGGTTATGAGCTTGGCGATGGCCGTGTGGGGTTGCGCTACGCCAACCGCACAGCCCAAGAAACTGACCTGGAACTGGGGGGACGACTAGTGGCCAGTGGTACTCCCGGCGACCTGATCGCCGCCTTTCCCACGCCCGGTGGCCCGAATCGGGACATCGACGACAAGAAGGCGGGGATGATCCAGGACATCGTCCAGCAACTCAAGGACGACTTCCGCGAACGGGACGAGCTGTACGCCCACTACGACACGGTGCTGTTCCAGGAGAACGAGGTCGTCATCCCGGACAACTACCGCAAGACGGCCCTGGAGGTGAAGTCGCCGCTGGCCCCGCACATCGCCAACACCATCACGGCGGCCCTCAGTACCAACCCGCCCAACGTCCAGTTCGACCCGGTGAGCTTCGGCGACCCGGCCCAGGTGAACTCGACCCTGCGGGAGAAGTTCTTCGAGGCCGCGTGGCGCAGGCAGGAGGAAGAGGCCCAACGGCCCCTGTTCCGGCCCTTCATGCACGCCTTGGTCACCAAGGGCGAGGGCGTCCTCAAGACGGTCGAGCGCACCAAGAAAGCCTGGGCCAAGTACGACCAAGACCAGCGCACGCTCCGGCGCATCTTGGACGAGGACGAGGAACTCTCGGGCGACGAGAAGGATCGGCTGTACGACCGGCAGACCGAGGAGTGGAAGCGGTGCCTGCCCTACCCCATCGCCACCACGGACGTACCGCCGGACACCTTCTACTACGTCAAGAACGAGGACGGCTTCTCCTTCGCCTGCGAGGTCAAGACCGTGCCGTTCTACGAGACGCTGGAGCGGTTCAACGCCTCGGTGGACGAGAAGGGCAACATCCTGGCCCCCTCCGACGAGCGGGCCACGGGGCTCCCCCGGCACGAGTGGGCCACCGCCTTCGGCTCGACCGCCCCCGGCCGCAGCCAGTGGTCGGGCCGGGGTCGGGTGCGTCCCCTGACGATGGTAGAGGCGTGGGACGCCAACGAAGTCACCTACATCCTCTACGGCCCCGGACAGGTCACCCGCGGTGGCAAGCGTCTGGGACGTGGCACCGTGGTCAAGACCTTCTCGCATAAGTACGGTGACCGAATCACCGGCGCCCTCCGCGGCCCCTACTTCCAGGCCCTTGGCATCACGACCCACTCCCGTCTCCCCGAACACGCCGGTCTTGGCATCCTCTACGGCTTCCTCGAGTTGTTCCCCCTCCTGGACAGCCTCCTCACCATCCAGTCCAACGCCGCCTTCCTCTACGGCTTCCCGGCCTTCAAGGAGACGGCGCCCCAAGGGCCGCAGCTCTCGGGGCCGTTCGGCCAGGACGGGGCCGAGGGGGGCTCGGACAAGACCCGGATCGAGCCGGGAAGCCTGTACCCCCGAGACATCGCCCCCGTGGACATGCCCCGCAGCGGGATGGACTTGGAGAAGACCATCCAGTTCGTGCGCCAGTTCATCGAGATGGCCCTGCCGAACGTGGTGCAGGGCCTCGCCAGCGCCGACCAGTCCGGGTGGGCCATCACCCAGTCCGCGCAGTTGGCCCGGTTGTCCTGGCAGCCGCTGATCGACAACGCCCAGTTCGCCCTGTCCCGCCGGACGGGGTTCGAGTCGTGGCTGATCGACAAGCGCATCCGCGAGCCCGTCCACGTCTGGGGCGAGCAACCGGCCAACTACACCACCGGCCGCAGCAAGCAGGGCTGGCTCAAGATCGGCCCGGAGGACTTGAGCGGCATCCACCGCTACCGGGTGCGCCTCCAACCCGAGACGCCCGCCGACCGTATCCAGCAAATCCGCACCCACAAGGAACTGCTGAGCCTGCGCCTGGAGAGCTGGCCCGACGCCGTGACCGAGCTGGGCGGCAACCCCGACGAGGTGGAGGCGGCCTGGCTGCTCTACGACTTGAAGAACGACCCCGTCATCAAGGCCGAGTTGAAGAAGCGCACCCTCCAAGAACTCGGCATGATGGACGAGGAGGCCCTCCAAGGCGCCAACGCCGAGGCCCGCGCCGCCCAACCCCAAGGGCCTCCCGGTGCGCGACCCCCTGGCCCGCTCCAACCACCGACGATGGGCGGCGGCCAGGCACCGGGCGGCACGCCGGGACAGCAGCCGGGGGTCAACCCCAACGCGGTGGCCATCACGCCGGGGCTCCCCGGTGGCGGGGCCCCGATGGTGCCGCCCCCGCCGCAGCGGCCGCAGCCGGGGATGACTCCCGGCGCACCGGGCCCGATAGCTCCTGGGAGATAGTCTCGTGGCGATGATGCCTGGGCGGCCGCCGATGCCACCCCCTTCCCCGATCATGGGGCCACCGGGGATGGCCCCGCCGCCCTCTCCCACCGGCCCCCAAGCCGTCCCCGTGCCGGGTGGGCCTCCTGGGATGCTTCCTGGCGGGCCGCCACCTATGCCCCAACAACCTCCGGGTCGGGGTGGCGATCTGGCGAGTGCGCTGCGTCAGGCGGGGATCGACCTCCCGCCCGACGAGGCGATGAAGGAGCGCGATCTGGGGCGCCGCTCACCACGGGGGGCACCCGACCACATCTACGAGGTCGTGGCCCACGACCTGGCCGAGTGGCTGGACAAGATGCCGAAGATCCTGGCCACGGCGATCAAGGGCGGCCCCACTAGGCAGGCGCCGTTCCGGGTGCCCGCGACGGGCAAGCAGAAGTACGAGATCTTCCGGGCCAAGCTGTTCCGCGACGACGGCAGCGTGAACATGGAGGGGCGCCAGGAGTTGCTCCGGCGGATGACCCCCAAGCAGTACGCCCAGGTCGTCCACATCGTGACCCGCCAGATGCGCCGCGACGAGGGCTCGATAGGGGAAGCCCCGGAGGGATAGCGGAGAATGAGTGACGGCCAGTGGTGGAACAGCGGCAACCTCGTGGACTACGGCGGCGGGGAGGGGGTGAGCCCCCTGCCGAACGAGCCCGCTGGTGGCGTACAGACCGGGCTGACCAAGCTCTCCCTCGACGGCAACACCAGCTACGCCCCGCCCGGCACGTCGGCGCCCCTCGATCAGTACAACTACGTCCCCGACCCCAACGCCCCCGGCGGCTACCAGACCTACGGCCCCGGCCAGGTGGCGCCCCTCGACCAGCCGGCCTTCTCCAACCAGTCCGGGCAGTACCCGAACGACATGGACATGTCGTACGCCATCGCCAACCAGACCGACTACACCCCCACCATCACGGCCGACGGGGCGGCGCAAGTCGGGGGCTTCGGGGGCCTCTCCCAAGACCAGCAGAACACCTGGATCGGCCAGTACGGGCAGGCCGCGGCGCCGTACCAGTGGGGCTTGCAGAGCGGGAACTACCAGATCCCCCAAGGCGCCGAGGGCTTCCTCGGCCTCCCCCAAGACCAACAGAACACGTGGTACAGCGTCTACGGCGCCGGGGCCCCCCAGAACTGGCTCCAACAATCCCAGGCGAACCAGGCCGGTGGGCCTGGTGGCGGCGGCCAGTTCCCATTCATGGGCTACTACCCGGACTTTCAGGGCGGCGGGACGGTGGCGCCGTACAACCAACAGACGCTCGGAGCGGGCACGGAGGGGATTCAGTACGGCTACGGTGGCATCTGGGGCCAGCCGTTGGTGAACATCGACCCCAACTACCTGTCGTACCTGGCCAACCAGAACGTCGCGCCGGGGTATATCCCCGGCTCGGGCACCTACAACCAGTGGAACCTGTCCAACCCCGGCCTGTTCGGGATGATCGCCGGACAGCCCTCCAACCTCCAGTACGGCTCCGGGGGCCGCGGCGATCCGACCACGGGACTGGAGCGTCAGACGCCCGACCAATGGGTACAGGGCGGCAAGCTGTTCAACAGCAACTGGGGCGCCAACTGGGGCGACACCCCGGAGACGCAAGGGCAGGGCTACATCGCCAACCTGTTCCTGCGGTCGGATACGCCCAGCGGCATCGGCACCCCGGCCTACTACGCGCCCGACCAATACTGGGCCGGACTGGCGCAACAGATCGCCTCGGGGAGGATCGCTCCCACGGCCCGAGGCTGGCAGCTCCTCCAAGAGAAGGGCTACACCCCGCAGAGGATCGGCGGCGCCGCCCCGCAACAGGCCGCCTCGGTCGGTGGCGGCGGCGCGGCTGGGCAAGGGCCGATGGGGGCCGGGACGCAGGCGTTCAACTACCAGGCGGCGTACCTGGACTACCTCTCGGCCCGGATGAACCAACTCGAAATCCCCGGCATGAACCAGCTCAACCAACGGGAGCAGGACAAACTGGCGTTCGAGCAGGCCAAGCAGCGGTACTTGGA